GCGGATAATATGCAAGGTGCTGGTGGTGGAGCTGGCGACATGGCTGATGCTGTGGATGATGCTGGTGGAGCTGCTGACAAGGCTGGCGGTGCTGCTAAGAAGGCAGCGAAAGAGATGAAGTCCTTGATGGGCTTCGATAAAATCAACAAACTATCCGAACCGAATGACGACTCTGGCGGAGGCGGAGGCGGCGGTGGAGGAGGTAAAGGCAAAGGAAAAGGTGGCGGAGGTGGAGGCGGAGGTCTCCAACCAAAAGGTGCTCAAGTTGACATGGGCAAGATTGCCGAAGGGGACAACCAATTGAAGAAATTCTTCGAAGACCTCTTTGGACGAATTGGTGAGCTTATCGCTAAATTCAAAGCTGGATTCGATGCCGCATTCCACTCCGAAGGTTTGGAACGCATGAAAGTGGCTCTTGAGAGAATCGGAGCTACCCTCCAAGAAATCTTCACGGATCCACAAGTCGTCCAATCGTTCAATGATATGTTGGACAAGTGGGCTTATGCTTTGGGTCAATTTACTGGTGCGATTGCTTCTGTCGGAGTGGGAATCGGTGTATTCCTTACTGAATCCATCGCAAATGCATTGGACAACCACAAGGAGCAAATCAAGAAAGCTCTTGTCAATACAATGGATGCGACTGGGGACATGATGAAAGCTGCTGGAAACATTGCTCAAGCTATCGGCGATACTATTTACAAGGTATTGACGAGCGAAGGGGCTGTGAAGATAGGTGAAGCCATCGCAGGGGCGTTCATTAGTCTATACGTTGATATCAAAGAAATCGGAGCGAAACTTGGTCGTGACTTGATGAAGGCTTTCGAGACGATTATCACGAAGAATGCTCCGAAACTTACAGAAGCATTCAATACAATGTTGAAGAATATTGCTCCAATCTTCAAAACGGTCGAGAAAGCCGTTGAAGATGTTGGAAAGATGTTCAAAGGTGTTTACGATGACACTATCGGTCCATTGATTATTCAATGGGGCGAAATGATATCGGGACTTGTTGGAACAATTATCGATGGATTCAACAATCATGTGAATCCAATCCTTGAAAAAGTTGGAAAAGCATTTGGTGGAGTTTACGACCAATACGTGAAGCCTATGATTGATTCGTTTGGTGGTGCAATTTACAGTCTAGGTCAAGCAATTAGCAGCCTATGGACAGCACTTGAACCAATCTACAATCTACTTGCGAGCTCATTAGGACCCGTTCTTGGTGTGATTGCGGGGGTTCTTGGTGGTGTTCTTTTAGCGGCACTCGTTGCCATATCACTAGCATTGAAAGCTGTATTTGATTTACTAAGCTTCCTATTCGACATCTTGAGAAATGTCGTTGATGCTATAACGAACGCAGCAAGTCAATTGATGACCGCACTCCCAGAAGGCTTCCAAGCTGCTTGGGATGGAATTGTGGCGATATTCGGTGGAATAGGTCAATGGTTTGCGGATCGTTGGAATGACATCGTGACCGAATTCTCGAATGTTCCAACATGGTTCAACACAGTATTCCAAACAGCGTGGAACAACATCGTGAATGTGTTCAAAGCTATCGGGCAATGGTTCAAGGATAGATGGAATGATGTGGTGAACGCACTATCGAATGTGGCGACATGGTTCGGGACAATGTTCAAGAACGCATGGAATGGAATCGTGAACGTGTTCAGCGTGGCAGGTTCATGGTTTAGTGGCATTTGGGGAGGCATCAAAGCGGTGTTCTCTGGTGTGGTTGAATTCTTCCGAGGAATCTTCCAAGGAGCTTGGAACACGATTACGAGCATCTTCTCAACAATTCCAAATTGGTTCAGCAACATCTTCTCAAAAGCATGGGCAGGAGTTCGAGATGTATTCTCGACTGGCGGTCGCATCTTCATGGGAATCACTGAAGGGATTCTCGGAACGTTCAAGACGGTCGTGAATGGAATCATCGGAGGTATTAACCGAGTGATTACAATCCCGTTCAATGGAATCAATGGAATCCTTGATGGGATCCGTGGAATCAGCGTGATGGGTGTGAGCCCATTCTCTTGGATTGGAAGAATCAGCACACCTCAAATCCCAATGCTGGCTCAAGGGGGATTCGTTAAGGCGAACACTCCACAATTGGCGATGATTGGGGATAACAAGCACTACGGGGAAATTGTGGCACCAGAGAACAAGATGCTTGCAATGGCTCGTGAAGCTGCTCGATTATCGAAAGATTCGAACAGTAGTGCGGAAGTAGTGATGTTATTAAGACAATTAGTCACACTTGTGGGTGGCTTGGACTTGAACATCGATGGCGAATCGGTTACAAGAAAAATCTTTGATATCGCAAACGGGATACAACAAAGAACCAATCAACCTTTATTAGATTTCTAGGAGGTGCATAGAGTGAGCGAAATTATAGTGAATGGAGTTGCTCTTGCATCTCCTACATCAATATCACATAGCGATGAAATCATTTGGAGCTCTGGGACTGGTCGAAGTGCGAACGGTCAAATGAGCGGAGATGTCATCGCAAACAAGAAAACAATTCAAATCTCTTGGGGAATCTTAACTCAAGATGAATATAACGCCATTCGAAACATCCCAAGCGGGTTCTTCAATGCGGTCGTTCTAGGTCAATCGATTAGAGCGTATCGAAGCACAATTTCGGGAAGTTGTATGGGTACATTTAGCGATGGCATAACTTACTACAACGATGTATCGACATCGTTCATTGAGCAATAGGAGTGATAAAATGCTAGAAACAACACAAGAGTATAGAGATGCGATTGTGTCTGATGTTCGAGTGATTCACGCCTCCTTCACGCTCAACAATCAGACTTACGATAAGTCACATCTAAAGAAAATCGAACATGATGCTTCCATCTCTGGAGGCTCATCGTTCGTCCCTGGTGGCACATTCATCAATTCCCTATCTGTCGAATTGAATCAGATAGTCGAAGGAATTGAGGAGATGATGCCATCAACAGCGAGCCTCGGTGTTCAAACAATTGACGGTCAAGCGGCAATGTTGCCCCTTGGTCGTTTTTTTGTGACCGAAATCAAGCTCGACCGTAACTCTAAAGTTACAAAATTAAAGCTTCAAGATGAATTCGTGAGATTGCTTGGTTCGTATGAGAGTAAACTCTCGTATCCAACAGGAACACGAGAAGTCTTCCAAGAAATCGTGACGATGACTGGGATTCCCGTGAGTGATGCCATCAATCTTCCAAATGTGTCCATCAAGACCAAATTGGAAAAGGCAACATTTAGAGATGCCATCATGTATCTCGCTCAATTGGATGGCACGTTCGCACGATTCAATCGTGATGGCAAGCTCGACTTCATCGATTTGAAGGCTACAACGAAACAAATCACGAGAAGCCAATATGGAGCTACTGGATTGGTACGAGACGAAATCAAGTACAAGCTCGGATCCATTGAATGTACTGTCGATAAGACCAAGATTGTATCGGGGAATCGTTCTGGGAACAAGATGGTTCTCAAGAATCCATGGATGACTCAACAATTGCTCGACCGTTTATATAACAAGTACAGAGATTTGAGCTTCTATCCATACGAACTATCATGGCGAGGCGATATCGACACCGAACCCGGTGATTGGGTCTCAGTCTTTTGGGGTTCGGAGAATACACGATTCGACATTCCTGTGTTCTCGCATCACATCACATTCGATGGTGGATTGAGTTCGAAGACGAATGCAAAAGAATCGGGACAATCTCAATCACAATACAAGTATCGTGGACCCGTACAAGAGAAGCTTGACTACATCGAAAGCCTTACGACCAAGATTGGTCGCTTATATTTGGACGAGGCTGAGCCTATCAATCCTAAAGAGGGCGACAAGTGGATGAAGCCTAGTGGTGGATATGCCATCATGTATGAACGTGTAGATGGTGAATGGATCCGTAAAGTGGACACCGCTGATTTGAATAAAATCATCGAGACCATTACGACCGATGAAGTTATTGCGAAGAAGATTAGTGCTGGATTGATTCAATCACTAGAAATCAACGCACGACAAATCACAGCGGGCTCTCTCGATTTGAATCGAATCTCAATCACGAATGGCAGCAAGCCAATCATGGAAGTTCGAGATGGCAAAATCTACTTCGATGTTTCTAGTGTCGAAGATTTTAAAAAGCCAATCAAAGAAGTCGAAGCAAAGCTCGAGTTGAAGGCTGACAAGCTCATCACAGAAGACCAATTTAAGCATCTACAAGACCAACAATTGGTGATGATGCAAGAGATGAAAGCAAAAGCGACTCTTGAGACGGTCTTGGAGTGGAAGGCTAAGTATGAATCATTCGTAAAATCGAACGAATCAGACAGAAAGCAAGCACAAGATGACCTTGTGTCGCTCTCTCAACGCATGATTGGGATTCAAAACGATTTAGGCTCTATGACAGCTATTTGGAACGCTATCGACAGGAACATGAAATTCGGGAATGAAGGGCTCTCGATTGGGAATCCTCAAGGGGATAGCTCGATTCTTGTGTCCGATAATCGAATTTCGATGATGAGTGGTGGTCGAGAGGTTATGAGCATCTCGCAAGGTGTGATTCACATCGACAATGGGGTGTTCACGAAATCGATTCAAATTGGGTACTATGTCGAATCGCAATACAACGTGAATCCAAAATACAACGTAATTCGATACGTTGGTCCGTAGGAAAGGAGGTAAAAAATGGGAATTCAATACTTCGATGGGAACTGGCACACTTATATTCGATATGAAGTGAGTACGCTATCCCAAGACCGTGTGGCAAACACTACGACCGCACGGGTAAGCTTGTACATCGGGAATGACCCAGGTGGATATGAAATCCAATTTGACCCAACCTACGGGGCATACATGGGAGTTCAGATTGCAGGTCAAAACAAGTACTTAGAAATTGAGAACCTCTTCATCAAAGGTTCAGAGAAATTAATTGGAAGTGTGGACTTCACATTCACTCACGATGATGATGGACAAGCAACACGCAAGATTCTCTTGTGGTCGGGTTCTACGAGTGGCATCAATTATGATGGATGGTATTTGGGCTCAATTGACACGAGCTTCACACAAACGTTCGCTAAGATTCCAAGAATGTCGAAGGTCGCATCCGTATCTGGAACGAGAGAACTCGGGCAAGAGCTCACAGTCACTCTTGACAGAAAGGTCGAATCGTTTACCCACCAAGTATGGTATAAGGTATGGGGCTCTGATTGGTACGATTTAGGAACAGGACTTGGAACGACAGTCAAATTCACACCATCGCCCGAGAATGCACGAAAGAATGTGAACGTGGCATCGAGCACATTTGACATTTGTGTTCGAACGTTTGATGGCGATAAACAAATCGGTATTGATGAGTATAGCGTTGGATGGCATATCGGACTCCCTAGTGGAACACAACCAACGCTTGAGAGCATTGAGCTTGTTGACAAAGCGAAAGCAACCAAAGACATCGTGGGCAAGAATACATTCGTCCAAACGTTCTCCGAGATGGTCGGAACGTTCAAAGGGATGGAGGGCACTTACGGATCCACAATCAAGACATTCCATGCTGAGGTCGTAGGTCAGAAGATGGCAATCACCTCGAATGGTGGCACATTCCAATTCTTCAAGAACTATGGTGATTACAATGTCGAAGCGTATGTCATCGATAGTCGAGGGCTCAAGTCCAATGTTGTGACCGTACCAATCAAGGTGCTTCAATACTTCGCTCCAATGCTTTCGTTTGAAGCGGTTCGAGGTGGTGGCGACCAACAAACGATTGTCGTTCGAAGAACAGCTAAAATCGCACCGCTCATGGTCGATGGAGTTCAGAAGAATCCAATGCGATTGAAATTCAAAGTAAAACCCGCTTATGACGGATTCTTCACGGATAACGCAGGAGGTGGAGTTGATTCGAAAGTCATCAGCTCACTCACAAATTCGAATTCGGACTTGTTTGGGACATTCGCTGCTGATAAGGCTTGGATTGTAGAAGGCACAATCTCAGATGCTTATGCAAGCTTCACATTCACCGCTCCAATCGTGGGTCCCGAAGAGGTAGTTCAATGTAGGACTCCAAAAGGGACAGGATTCGGAAAGGTGTGGGAACGAGGCTCAATCGATGCGAAGGGTGACATCTACTCACACAATGAACTTGTGCAAGTCGGAAGGCTAACACAAATCGATGGTAAGTCCATAAAAATGACAGGATCCGCAAATGATTTGATGAAGACTGGGATGTTCTATTCACACGGGATGAGTGACCTTCCTTCGAATTTAACAGGCTCTCAATTATATGGATACATCCAAGTGAACACACATCCAAGCGATGAGAATTACGTGATGCAAACTTATACACCATACGATGGGAATGTCATTTATATGAGACGAAAAACGCCCATCACAGGATGGCATCCTTGGGTTCAGTTCACTCCGAGCGATGTTCCGACCAAGCCTATATGGACCGATGCCGGTCTAAAGAGTGGATGGAGGCACGCCACTAATTATGGGAATGTGCAATTCTCAAAATCGGTGGACGGCACTGTTTATTGTCGTGGCTCAGCTACTGGTGGGAATACTACAGGCGAAGCAGTGATTTTCACGCTGCCTGAAGGATATAGACCCGAGAAGCAGTTATATTTAACGGCACTAAATAATAATTATGGTATAGCTATTATCGCAGTACTGCCTAACGGGGATGTAGTGATAAAATCAAATGTTGACTCGCACTGGTTAAATTTCGATAATATCAACTTTAGAATTTAGGAGGAAAATTTATGAATTTAGAACAAGCAAAAACTCGCAAGACTCAACTTGAGAGAGAGGTTGAAGTCGCAAAAGAAGAAATCTATACATTCTCAATCGACAAGTCGAAGCTTGAGCAGCAAGCTCAGAACTTACAAGACAAAATCGAATTTAAGAGTCGAGACCTCAACACCAAGCAACAAGAAATCAACACTCTGGCAACAGCAATCGAGGTTATGGAACGATGAATCCATTCTTCTCCGATGCGGTCGTAATCGCTGCGATAGGCGGTGTTGTGAGCTTGATTACGACTAGAATTTCAACCCAATCAAAGAAACACACAAATGAAATTTTGAATCGATTGGACGGAATGGCGGAACAAATCCAAGACGTGAGAATGGATGTTCAGAAAGTTGAGAGCATTGGAAACGACAATCGAGAAGGAATTCGAACCACAGCGAGATTCAGACTATACGACACAATGTCGAGAGCCATCGAACGTGGATGGACAACAGTTGAAGAAGCTCGTGAGATTGGCAAACTTTACAAAGCATACGTGAATCTTGGGGGGAATGGAGAAATCCATGACTTACATGAAATCTTCTTGAGATTGCCAATCAAATCAAAAACAGAAATCAATATACAAATAAGAGAGGATGTTTAATATGGAACAATTACAAGCAACAATCATCAATGGAATCGTGAGCATTTTAGTAGTCTTAGTAGGGTTAGCATTCACAGGCTTGAAGGGATTCATCGAAACTAAAGCGACAGAATTGAAAGCCAAAACAGATGCTAAGAACTACGAGCTTGCAAAATCAATCGCTCACACGGTCGTGAACGCTGTGGAACAAATCTTCCGAGATGTCCATGGTGCAAGTCAAGACAAGTTCCAAGTTGCATTTGATAATGTGACGAAAGAACTTGAAAAAGCTGGAATCAACTTGGATGATGAATCCAAGAAAGTATTGATTGAATCTGTCGTGAATGGGTTCAATGAATTGAAAAATATTGAAGGTTAAGAATACGGATCCACAGAGGGCTCATTGCGGGTCCTCTTTTTATTTGAAGGAAGGAGGAACGTATGGAAAAAGTAATCGAGAAATATTTGACTATTGCATCAACCAATCGAGTCGTTGAGAATTTATATCATGAAATTTATAGCAAAGACAAAGGAACAGCAACATTCAAGTTCACTATTGATGAATTGACAGCTTCAAAGGTTCTTTGTCTCTTTTATTTCAAGTACACAAAACGTTATAAGACGGTAGAAGCTACAATCGAGGGCAACAACATTACAATTCCATTCGATAGCTCACTAATCACTACCGATGAGCCTGTTGTGGGATATATCTATTTTGAAAAAGTAGAGAAATCAACGGATGTTTACTCATTCTTATTCAATGTACGTGTTAGTGAAATTGATAAGGCTCAAGAAACACCGCTCATCGAACGAGTGACGGGGCGTGTGGTTGATGTTGAGAACATCGTAACGAAACAAGAACTAGACGAGCTTTTCAACAAAATCAAAGCACAAGGTGGCACGTATGACGACAGCTCATTGCGTGGCGAGATTTCGCAAATTACTGGCAAAATTGAGACTTTAGAACAAAAGACGGATAAAGACACCATCTATGACGATGAGCCCTTAAAACGCCGAATATCAGCTTTAGAGAACAAGCCCGAAATCGACACAAGCAACTTCGCAACCAAACAGGAACTACAAAATATTGCCTTAACGCCCGGACCGAAAGGAGACAAGGGTGAAGCTGGTGAACGTGGACCGATAGGACCGATAGGACCGCAAGGATTGACGGGACCAAGAGGGGCAGACGGTCAGCAAGGCTTACAAGGTATTCAAGGCGAAAGAGGTCAAGACGGACAGCCCGGACCAAAAGGTGAACGAGGCGAACAAGGTCAAAAAGGTGATACAGGCGAACGAGGCCCGCAAGGTATTCAAGGGGCAACGGGTCCTAAAGGCGAGAACGGTCGAGATGGTCGAGATGGCGTGGGTATTCCACAAAAATTAAGCATCGCTGGGAACGTTGTGACTCTGTCTGATGGTGGTGGAAGCATCACACTCCCAACTACCACAGCAACACCAAGTGGCACTCCCGGTCAAGTGAGTCAGTACGAAATCCACGGGACGGGAATGCCTAATGGCAAGGTGACAGCTCCTGTTGGGACAACGTATGTCGATACAGCTGTGACAAGCGGAGCTCTCAAATGGATAAAGAGACAAGGAAGTGGAAATCAAGGATGGGAAGTATTGACTGGTGACACAGGTTGGAGAACGTTGAATATTAAATCTAAACTTGGAAACTCATATCTAAAAATTAGACGAAAAAATGATGTAGTTACTTACCAATTCGGTGGTTTGAGTTGGGGTTGGTTCGGCGTTATTCGTAGAGGTGGCGTAGGATACGAGGCTCAAGGAAGCGATAAGGAACGAAATTGCTACATTCTAGGGCATGGTGGTGTTCCTGTCGGATTTCGTTCAGAATCTAGCCTCATCGGTGGGATTTATAACGACAAGGGAACACCATATGGAACGTGGTATTTGGGAGGATATGGCGACAGTAATATGTTACGTTTCCAATTTACTGACCCCGTACCGACTGACCGAGACATCGGCGACATTCGAGTGAGTTCGATTTCGTATCTCACAAGCGAAGCATGGCCGGCAGTATTACCATAATTTAAGGAGGAATATATAAATGGCAACAGTTAGAGAAGTACTTGATTTTATTGTTTCATTGGCTAAGATGGGACAAGGTGTGGATGCTGATGGAGTATACGGGACACAATGTGCTGATTTACCAAATTACATCGCATACCACTATTTCGGAAAATGGCTTTGGGGCAACGCTATCGACTTGCTCGATTCGGCAAAAGCACAAGGCTTTGAGGTTATTTATGAAGGACCCGGCGTAGTTGCAAAAGCAGGGGACATCTTTGTGAAGCATTTCGTGGCAGGAGATGGCATCGATTACGGTCATACAGGACTAGTCATTGAAGATTCTGATGGCTATACTCTCAAGACCATCGAGCAAAACGTTGACGGTAACTGGAACTATTTGGAAGTGGGTGGACCCGCACGATTCAGTTCACGAACTTATGATGGCATCGTTGGATATATTCGATTCCCTTATGGATCCGATACAAGCACACCTGTTCAACGAGAAGGATGGATTCAAGATTCTGTTGGTTGGTACTTCAAGAATCAAGATGGAACATATCCATTCAATGCTTGGAAGAAGATTGATGGGAACTGGTTCCGATTTAACAAGGACGGATATGCTCTCGACAACACTTGGTATCAAGACGAACAAGGCTTCTGGTATTGGTTGAAGCCGGGTGGCTATATGGCTATCGGATGGCAAAACATCGGTGGCAAGTGGTACTTCTTCAATGATGTCGGAGAAATGAAAACAGGATGGATTCAATATTTCGACAAATGGTACTATTGCAACGAATCAAATGGGGACATGGTATCCAAGGAAGTTCGCAAGATTGGGGACAAATTCTACTATTTCAACGGTAACGGTGAGATGTTAGACCGTGCTGCGATTTACGTAGACGAAAGTGGTGCGATTCACTTCGAAGAATAAACAATGAGCCTACCTTTTGGGGTAGGCTTTTTTATTTTGGGGGCAAAATGGGGGCAAAAAAATCGCTTGGTTCGTCATTAGGTGTTCTTCACTCGACTTGTGAAGCTTTCGAAAACACTATAACATCAACAAAACCACACTTCTTGGATTTTCTTGAATATCCTATACACCATCCGTAACTTACGTGGTAAAGCAGCACGTATCCAAGAACGTCGTCGTTAATAGAAACACCAAAAGAGATTGGCTTCGGCCAGTCTCTTTTTTTATCTAAAAATAATTTAGAATAATTTTAAGATATCTCTTGACACATGAATGTTCATTCATGTATTATGTGATTAACAAGAAATAGTAAGGAGAGATATCATGGATTTCAAAGAGCTAACACATAACCTAAAACATAAATTTGAACACCTTTTGAATAAAGAAGAAACTCATGAAGGAGAAACATGCCAAGATCATTACTTGCATCATGAAGATCACGACCACGATCACGAGCATGAGCACCATCATGAACATGGACATCGTCAAGGTCACAACCACGATGATAGTAAAGCAGTTATCTTTTATATTGCAGGACTAGTCCTTTACATTATCGGGATGGTTCTTCAATATATGGGGAACGGGATTGCGAATATTCTATTCATTCTAACTGTCATCCTTTCAGGTTACCATGTAACGATGGAAGGTGTTGAAGATACTATTGAAAAAACCAAAAAGAAAGGAAAATTCCAACCGAATGTGCATATTTTAATGACACTTGCGGCAGTTGGCGCAGTGTTAATTGGAAATGCGGAAGAAGGAGCTCTACTGATTTTAATTTTTGCGGGAGCACACTTCCTTGAAGAATATGTTGAAGAGAAAAGCCGTAAGTCGCTAACAGCGTTATTACAAATGAATCCAACGCAAGCACGTCTCATCCAAGAAAATGGAGAAGTGGTTGTCGTTGACGTGGCTAGCTTAAAAGTTGGGGATACATTAGAAGTATTGCATGGCGATCAAGTGCCAATCGATGGAGTCATCACAAAAGGATTAACATCGATTGACGAAGCGACCATTACAGGTGAAAGCATGCCTCGTTCAAAAGGCGAGGGAGATGAAGTGTTCGCGAGTACAGTGAACTTATCAAGCCGTATCGAAATGCGAGTAACTGCAGAAAGTACGGATACGGTCTTTGCGAAAATTATGAAGGTTGTGGAAAATGCTCAAGGTTCAATGAACAAGCAAGCGACCTTTATTCAAAAAATCGAACCAATTTATGTAAATGCCGTTTTAATCCTTTGGCCAATCTTCCTATTATTTGGATATTTCTTAATGGGATGGGATTTAAATACAACACTTTACCGTGGAATGGTTTACCTTATCGGGGTATCTCCATGTGCCTTAGCAGCAAGTGCCGTTCCAGCAACTTTAGCAGCGATGTCTCGTTTATCTAAAATGGGAATTTTAGCAAAAGGTGGAGCAGCCATCTCTCAATTACAAGACCTACGCGTGATTTCATTTGATAAAACAGGTACTTTGACAAAAGGAACTCCAGAGTTGACAGATTACTGGTTTGAAGATGAAACAATGATTCCAGCAGTGGTTGCGATGGAAAAACAATCGACGCATCCACTGGCGCAAGCAGTCGTTCAAAAATTCAGCGACTGGACAGTGCTTGAAGAAGAAATTGAAGTGGAAGTACTTGTCGGACAAGGTGTTCGAAGTGTCGTTCGAAACGAAGAAATTCATATTATTAAACCGATGGATACCGTTGACCGTTCTACGGAAGTCGCTACTCGTATGCAAGAATGGGCCAGCGAAGGCAAGACAGTTGTAACGGTTGTAAAAAACAATAGAATTGTTGGTTTGATGGCGTTCATGGACCTTCCAAACGAAGCGTCAAAAGCGGTGCTCGATTACTTCAAGAGTCAACAGGTGCATACAACAATGATCACAGGGGATTCAAGAGAAACGGCTGAAATGATTGGGATGAAGCTTGGAGTACAAGAAGTTGTTGCCAATGTATTGCCTGAAGAAAAATTAGAAAAGATTCAGTCTCAAAAAGAACGCTATGGATTAACAGCGATGGTGGGGGATGGCGTGAATGATGCGCCAGCTCTTGCGACAGCAGACGTCGGTATTGCGATGGGAAATGGGACAGATATTGCGATTGAAACAAGTGATATCGTCATCATGAAAAACGACTTACAAAAACTCGTTTCGGCGCATAAGATTAGTAAGAAATTACATCGTGTGATTTTAGAAAATATGATTTTTGCGATGTCAATCGTTGTGATGCTCCTAGTCCTTAACTTCTTTGGATTAACAAACATCGGCTGGGGAGTTATGTTACATGAAGGAAGTACGATTTTAGTACTCTTAAACGGACTACGCTTACTCGCACCCATAGAAGAATAAATGAAAAAGCAGAACTCGGACGCAGAGAAATAAGATTGTCCAAGTTCTGCTTTTTTGCAGTTGTAATCACGCTTGATCAAAACAAACGCGGTATGAATCGCCGGTTGGAATAAGTTCTAGCGGAACATTTGTCCGATAAATACTATATTCAGGGAATTGCTCTAAAAACATTACGAAGTTATTAGGGTAAACACTCAACATCTTCGTAAAAACATTATCTTGATCAATGATGACCGTTTTAATCTCACTGACATCTTTTACCCAAGGTGTCTCCACGTGGAAATAACT